GAGCATGAGGATTAGATTGACCGTTACTTTTCACAGCCTGTCCAAAATCTGTTCTCTTAAGTTCAGTTCAGTTCAGTTCCCTTCAGTTAGGGCGGAAATTCCCGGACTTTCCCGGACTTTCCCGGAAATTCCCGGAACTTCCGGGAAGTTCCCGGAACTTTAAGGCAATGAAAACGGAGATTATCGAATCGCCGACCGTGTATGAGGACGCATTTTTACGCGGAGACGAGCTAAATCGGTGGTTGAGGCGTGATGCGACTTTTCGGACGGAGATACATGGCGGCACCCCTCGATGTATCGCGCGATTGACGGACGAATGGTCAACTGAGGTGAAGGATTCGCTGCGATGTCTGACGAACCGTCGGGTATCCAACCTTCTGACATTTGCCCGGATGTCGACGACGACGAGGGATGCGCGTCCTCGGATTCACGCGGATTCGACGATGGACAGGACTCATGCGTTTGTCTGGTCGGGGGAGGAATCTCCGTCGGAGATGCCTGGGTCGGGGACGGGGTTTTTTCGGCACGCGGTGCATGGGGTGTCGTTACCGCTGACACGGAAGAACCGGAGTGAGCATGAGCGGTTATTACGAGAGGAGACGGACAGCCTCTCACGATGGCAGTTATGGACGGTGATGCCGCTGAGAAAGAATCGCCTAACCATCTACCCGGTGGACTTATTTCACTGCCGGTATCCGTTTAGCGGCTGGGGGTCGACCCCGGAGGATGCGCGGGTGGTGGTGGTTGGATTTGCGACGTTGGGAAAGGAGTCGTAGGCTGCTGGTATGGAAGGCACGGTCATGGGATTTACTCGACTGTCGATGGACGACGTGCGCGAGCGTTTTGACGGGGTGTTATTAGCGGACGGGTTTGAAGATGCCCTGATTGGGTTTGGTTGTCGGTGTAATACGCCGGTTGCTATTTACGATCGGCAGCAGTGTTTGTGGGTGCTGGAGACGCGGGATAAGATGTCTTCGAAAGAAGCGTTGGAGTTTTTTGAGTTTAATGTAGAGGGGTCGTTTGTCGGGGATTCGACGCCTGTGTATTTGGATTGTTGGGCGAAGGAGGATGTTATGAATGGAAAAACGGGACACGCAAAGATGGTTATTTTAGTGGAACCGCATAAGGAAACACCACCTACCTCAGTGCCTGATCCGCATTCGGGTCGAGCGCCGAGTGCCACGATGAAGCCGGTCGTTGAGGCGGCGTCCGGGCCGCAGCCGAAGTCGATTGATCTCAGCGAGTTATTTGGAGGCCACTGATGCCGAAGGTAGGCGGGAAGAAATACGCCAGTGTGAGCAAGGCGAAAGCGGTAGCGAAGAAGACGGGCAAGAAGATCAGGATGACCAAGCCGGCCAGTGCGTATAAGAAATAACGTCCGTAGCTACGGAGTCTGAAGCCATAGCTACGGAAATAGTTTTGGAGTGGAGCCAGGACCGCTAGGACCGGCCCCTTAAACCATCAATGCCGTTCAAAAAGGTTACTAAAAACACGTATAAGAGTCCTAGTGGGCGCACTTTTACAAAAAAGCAGGTTGCGCTGTATCACGCGACGGACGGTTTTAAGAAGAAGTCGAAGAAGGCCTCCGGGAAGAAGCGGTGACGGAACATGCGACGACGTTAACGTCGGTGAGGGAGTTTCGGGAGAAGCGCGAACATGGGAGGTTTTCTCGGTATTTCCCGGATTGTTCTGATGAATGTGACCCAACGTCGTCTAGCGTTGAGGGACACAAAGGCATGTGCCGGGTGTTGTATCAGAAGCATCTGGCGTGGTTTCAAGCGCCCCCACGTCAGCGGTTAATGATTGCTGCGAATCGGATTGGGAAGACCCAAGCTGGGGCGTATGAAACGACGGCGCATCTGACGGGATTGTATCCGCACTGGTGGAAGGGCCGACGGTATGAGGAGCCGGTCTCTTGGTGGGCGGCAGGTGATACGTCGAAGACGGCTCGGGACATTATTCAGTTGGAGTTATTGGGGCCGATGAATGCGATTGGCACTGGGTTTTTGCCTCGGCATGTAATTGAGCATTTTTCCAGAAAACCCGGCGTCCCGGATGGTGTCGAAACGATTTGGGTGAAGCATGTGGAAAAAGAACATGGCGCGCCGTGCATCTCGGAGTTAGGGTTAAAGAGTTACGATCAACGGCGAGAAAGTTTTCAAGGCACGAAGAAGCACGGGATTTGGCTCGACGAGGAACCGCCGGAAGACATTCATGTGGAATGTTTGTTACGCACGGCGGCAACGGATGATTTCCAAGGTGGAACACTCATGCTGACATTTACGCCACTCCAGGGAATGACCCCGTTGGTTCTCTCGTTTTTGCCGGGAGGTCAGATGCCGACTGATGATTGATCGAGAAGTTCGCCATTTAGCGACCGCGGTGATTTTTCAGGCGATTCGTGACGCGCAGTTAATTGAAGTGGGTCATCGCTTTCATGCGTGTGTGTTGGAGTCATGGCCGGAAGCGACGAGGCGTCAGATTATACGGGCACGCGAGTGGTTAATGAATGATCAGCCCGATACGGTGTTGCTCTTATGGTCGGCGTTGATTGAGGTGCCGCCGGATGTTTTACGGGAGGGATTACGACCTCGACTGACGTGGACCCATCGAATGGAATCGGAAGCAATGCCGACCCAACGTTCACCGAGGGGGACAGGGTCGCCGTTTCGTCGTCGGGATGAGGGATGTAAGTGAATAAAGCGTTTAAGTTCGTCGTAACGGCCGATTGGGATGACGTTCCCCACTTATCGGAGTCTGAGAAAGTCGAACTGATTGCTTCTATCCCGCCGCATCAGCGTGATGCCAGAACGAGAGGCGTCCCGCAGTTAGGGTCCGGGGCGATTTTTCCGGTGCCTGAAACGGATGTATTGGTCGATGACTTTGATATCCCGCCGCATTATGCGCGTGGGTATGGCATGGACGTGGGTTGGAATTGCACGGCAGTGGTGTGGATGGCGTATGACCGTGAGACGACGGTGCGGTATATCTACGCCGTGCATAGGCGCGGGGAAGCAGAGCCGTCGGTTCATGCGGATGCAATTCGCACGCGCGGAAAATGGATACCGGGGCGTATTGATCCAGCCTCCAGAGGTCGAGGCCAGCGTGATGGCTCGCGGTTGCTTGAAGATTATGTGGATCAGGGATTATTTCTTGATGTGGCTCCGAACGCCGTGGAAGCTGGTCTCTTGGATGTGTGGCGCTTACTCAGCACCGGCCGATTGAAAGTGTTTCGGTCCTGTAAGCCGTGGATCGAAGAGTTCCGTTTGTATCGACGCGACCAAAAGGGTCGAATTGTGAAGCAGAACGACCACCTAATGGATGCCACACGGTATGCAGTCTTGTCTGGAGTGGACTGGTTAACCGTAGAGCCGGAGGCTGAACAAGACCCGGTTGTGCGCTTTATCGAGAGTGGCACCGAGACACTTGGATGGATGCATTAGGTCGAGAGTGTCGTAAGGGGAGCTATGGGGACACTTTATGGGATATGAGTCGCGGGCGAATCCAATTCGGGAGGCGGTCGAGGAAAAAGTTGACACCAAGGTGCTCGAAGACATGCAGGCGGTAAAGGTACTTGCTGAGAAAATTCGAACACAAGACGATTGGGATGCTGTTATGCGTGAAGTGGACCCGGTGTTACGTGATCAGGTGCGTGGCTTATTGTCCGTGTTTTTGAACTTTACTCCAGAAGGGGACGCATGAGAGGGGCATCTCACCCGCCGGGGAAAAAAGAATATATTCAGTTTGCCGCAGAAGCCATGATGTTGGTGTGTCAACACGATTTACCGCTTCTAGCGACCATTATGAGGACAGGCGAAGATGAGTTTGTGCGGTTAGCAAAAGATCACATGCAGGGGCATCAACTGACAAATGATGACTTCCGGGAAGTATTTTCTACAATGCGAGAGAAAATGAAACAGATCCCTATTCCGTTAATTTCCACCAAAGTGATGTGACGCGATGCCGACAGATGATGTGACAGGTGGAGGATTCCAGGTAGTTGTCGAGGAGATGGAGTCCGGCGAGATTGATCCAGAGGCACAGCAGCAGGACGAGATTCGTGTCTTTCTTCAGACGGCACAAAGTCGGTTTAAGACCGTTGTGGATGCGGAAAGCAGCTTACGTCAGAACATGCTTGAAGATTTAGAGTTTCGGGCGTCTGAGCAATGGCCGGACAGCATCAAGTCGATACGTGAGCAGGATAACCGCCCATGCCTCACGATCAACCGGATTCCTCAGTTTATTCGACAAGTCACCAATAACCAGCGGGCGTCTCGTCCTGCGGTTCAGGTACATCCTGCTGGGGATGTGGCAAACGTGGAATTGTCGGAGGTGATGCAGGGGATCGTGCGTCATATCGAGGATCGCAGTGATGCAGATGTGGCGTATACCACGGCTGGCGATCATCAAGTCACGATGGGTCGTGGGTATATCCGGGTGATGACAGATTACATAGATGATGATCCTGTGTCATTGAATCAGGAGATCAAAATCGGCCGCGTAGTAAATCCATTTTCGATTTACGTGGACCCGACAGCACAATCACCGGATGCCTCTGATGCGCGCTATGCGTTTGTAATTGAGGATATTCCGGTCGCGGAATACCGGTTTCGGTATCCCAATTCAGAACTTGCTGAGTTATCGGAGTTTACGGGAGTCGGTAACCAGAAGCCGGAGTGGATGCCAGAAGGCAACATTCGCATTGCTGAGTATTTCTACGTGGAAGAAACACGCGAAGAAATGGTTCTGATTATGGGGCCACAAGGAACAACAGAGCGGTATCCAAAGTCTCTGTTTCCGAGCACCGATCCTGCGGACATGCCTGAAGGCGTCACGATTGTGGCGGAACGCGAAGTTACGACTCGCACCGTGAAGTGGGCACTTATTAACGCCGTGGAGGTCTTGGATGGCAACGAGGAAAAAACAGGTGGTCTCGAATGGCCTGGAAAATACATTCCGATTGTGCCGGTGCTTGGAGACGAAATCAACATTAACGGGGTGACGGATTATCGCGGGATCGTGCGGGACGCAAAAGACCCCCAGCGGATGTATAACTACTGGGTTTCGGCTGAAACCGAACTCATTGCCCTCGCTCCACGCGCCCCTATTGTTGGGGCCGAAGGACAGTTCGAGGGTCATGAAAGCAAATGGCGCACGGCAAACGTGCGGAATTATCCGTATCTTGAATACAAACCGCGTACGATTGCTGGGCAACTCGCCCCTCCACCACAGCGTCAGTCATGGGAACCACCCATTCAGGCGATCGCGGCGGCGATCCAACAGAGTGATAACGACTTAAAGGCGACGGGTGGATTCAATGATGCGTCGTTAGGGGTTCGTGGCGCACAGGAGTCCGGGAAAGCAATTCGGTCAAGGCAGCAACAGGACGAAATGGCGAACAGCCATTATCTCGATAATCTAGCCCGTGCTATTCGGCAGGTCGGGCGTGTCATCGTGGATCTAATTCCTCGTATTTATGACACGGCCAGAGTGATGCGAATCACCGGCATCGACGAGAAGGATCGAACCGTGATGGTCTATGCGGGTGATAAAAACAAGCCAAACGAAGAACAAATGGAACAGATTCCACCAGCGGTTGAAAAAATCTATGACGTATCGTCGCAGCAATACGACGTGACGATTTCTGTTGGCCCGAGTTTTCAGACCAGACGTCAGGAAGCGCTCGATTCACTGGTGCAGTTTGTGCAGGCGTATCCGAATGCCTTCCCGATGATCGGAGACTTACTGGCTGAAAACATGGATTGGCCGGGAGCGAAGCAGGTCGCAGCGCGTCTCAAGAAAATGCTACCACCGAAGTTGCAGGACGATCTTGATCCGTCGGAGGTTCCTCCGCAGGTGCAGGCAAAAATGCAGGGAATGGAGAAGCAGCTTAAACAAGTTATGGAGGCGTATCAAAAGACCAAGCAAGCGCTGGATACTGATCAAGCCAAAGCTCAGGCGCAAGTGCAGATAAAGCAAAGTGAACTGGCCGCGAAAGCGGCGGCGCAAGAGCGTGATTTGCAGGCGAAGCTGCAACTGGAAGAAATTAAGCAGCAGGGTGAAAGCGCGCGGACACTCGCCAAGATTGATCAGAGCCGAGCAAGTGAATTGCTCCAGACGGAAATTCAGCGGCTGAACAATATGATTACACGGAATTTAGACCAGTCGAATCGTGAGCAGGATATCTATGAAAAACGGATGATACAGGCGCAACAGAAGGCGCAACAGCAATCCAAACCACCTCCGCCAAAACCGCAAGGTGGAGGGCCAAAACCGCAAGGTGGAGGGCCGGGGCAACAAGGTGGAGGGCCGGGGCAACAAGGTGGAGGGCCGGGGCAACCACGTTGACCAATTTAACATACATGCGATAACGGGTGACACTAGGACGGAGCACCATGACTATTAAGATTGCGAGCACGACGGACACCGAGTCGGAAATCACGGAAGCGATGACTCCAAAGATTGCTCCGTCTGAGATGTCGGAACCCCAAGCAGACGGGGTGCCGTCCGAGGACGTTGCGTCTGAACCCACCGAAGAATCGGTTGAGGTGGCGGCTCCTGATACGGAAGTGGTTGACTCTAAACCAGAATCAGAGCCAGTCGCAGAAGAAGAAGAAGAAACCGGAACACCGGTTCAGGTCACGGTGAGTGAGGATGATCTTGATGAAACACCGAAGCCGAAACGTCGGCGTCGAGGTCGGTCGTATAAGGAACGGGCGAGTCAACTTGCACGCGAGAAATCCCTTGAAAAGAGTCGCGCCGATACCTTAGAAGCCGAGCTTCAGTCGATACGGTCGACTGTTCACCAGAGCGCTGCTGTCCCGTTTCCACCTGTCGAGCAGACACAGACGGAAACGACGTCTCCTGCCGCGACTGACGGTCGTCCAAAGCAGGAAGATTTTGAAACCTACGAGGAATATCAGGACTCCACGGTTGAGTGGAAGGTCCAACAAAAGATTAACGACTATGAGGCCGACCAACGTGTACGCATCGAGCGTGAACAGGTCCAACGTGCCCAGGGAGAGATTGTCGCTACGCATACTGCGCGAATCGACACCTTCCGTTCGGCGCATGAAGATTTCGATGCCGTTATCGCGGAAGGCGCAAGCCTTCCGGTAACACCCCCTATGCGTGACGCAGTTCTTAATTCCGACGCGGGTCCAGCGCTGATGTATCACCTTTGCACTAATCCTGACGAATGTGATCGCATCGCTAATATGCACCCGATGGCGGCAATTAAGGAAATGGGGAAACTTGAAGCGCAGATAGAGGCCGCTATTCCGACCGGCCCGCCCTCATCTGCGAAACATATAACGCAAGCACCCCCGCCCATCAAGCCGGTCGGTGGTGGTGCAACAGCATCGACGGTCCCGTTAGACCAGCTTCCTTATCAGGAGTTTAAGCGTATCCGCGATAAGCAGGAACGTGACGCTCGTGAACAGGGTCGCTAGTTATGTGATCGTCGAATGCGACGAGGTTTGTGATGGCTAATACTTTGTTAACTATCTCCATGATCACGCGGGAAGCCCTGCGGGTTTTGGAGAATAACCTAACGTTTACGAAAGGCGTGAATCGTGAATACGATGATCGCTTTGGTGTGGAAGGGGCCAAAATTGGCACCGTCCTGAATATCAGAAAACCACCGCGGTATATAGGCCGCACGGGAGCCACGCTCTCGGTTGAAGATGCGACAGAAACGCAGGTCGCGGTGACGTTGGACACGCAGTTTGGTGTCGATATCAACTTCACCTCTGAAGACCTTGCGTTGAAGATCGACGACTTCAGCAAGCGGTTTATTACCCCAGCTGTGGCGACAATCGCAAACAAGATCGACCATACAGGGCTTGCCCTCTACACGTCGGTCTATAACAGTGTGGGAACTCCTGGGACGACCCCGAACGCGCTACTGACCTACTTGCAGGCTGGCGTCTACCTTGACAACAACGCGGCCCCGATGGACGGGCAGCGCTCCCTTGTCATTACGCCATTGATGCAAGCGACGATTGTCGATGCGTTAAAGGGTCTCTTCCAACAGGCATCTGCCATTGCGAATCAGTATCGTCGTGGTCAGATGGGTTCGGCAATTGGGTTCGATTGGTTTATGGACCAAAATTGCAACACCCACACCGTGGGGCCACTCGGTGGCACGCCGTTGTGTAACGGGGTACCAACGACTGGTGCAACCACGCTGGTCACAGACGGCTGGACCGCGTCTGCGGCGTCCCGACTTAAGAAAGGCGACGTGTTCACGATTGCAGATGTGAACTCCGTTAACCCACAGTCGCGGCAGAGCACGGGCCAAGCGCAGCAGTTTGTTGTCACCGCCGACGTGAGTTCTGACGGCTCTGGCAATCTGACCGCAGCAATTAGTCCTGCTATTACCAGTGCTGGGGCGTTCCAGACGGTCGATGCGTTGCCAGTGGATAACGCCGCGTTAACCATTGTTGGCGCTGGTGGAACCGCGACCTCGCAAGGCTTGTTGCATCACAAAGATGCGTTCACGCTTGCGATGGCTGACTTGCCGTTGCCGCAAGGCACTGACATGGCGGCTCGCGTGTCCGACGATCAGTTGGGTATGTCGATTCGTCTCATCCGAGACTATGACATCAATAACGATAAGTTCCCGTGTCGTCTTGATGTGCTGTATGGCTGGGCTTCGTTACGGCCTGAGCTTGCGTGCCGAGTCCAAGGCAAATAAGTCCTTGTATTTAGGAGAGGGGGGGCGTTGCGCCCCTCCTCTGTTTTTCTTATGCGGAGGATAAGGCATGGCTGATTATGTATATCAGGCGTATCCAAAAGCGGTCTACACCAAGACCGATGACGGGATTACGCATTGCGTCGTCAATAGCCCTCAAGAGCTAAAAGCGCTAGGAAGTGGCTGGGCAGAATCCCCGGCGGATCTATCGAGTCCGAAGCGTCAGACGACAAAAACGAAACCAAAAACAAAGCGGTAAGTCGTGACAGCTAACGATTTGATTACACGGTCGTTGAAGACGATTGGCACGTTAGCGTCTGGTGAAACCGCGAACGGCACAGACGTTAATGATGCTCTGACGCAACTGAACAACATGATTGATACGTGGGCGACGAATCGCCTCACGATCTATTCAGTTGCTCGAACCGCGTTCAACCTGTCGGCTTCTACGCAGACGTATACCATCGGGACCGGAGGGACGTGGAATATCGCGCGTCCGATTTGGATTACTGCGGCTGGTGTGATCCCTGATACAACCGTTGCTGCGGCCCAAAAAACTGAGATTCCTATTCGCATTCTTACGGTGGAGCAATGGCGCGATGTCACGATTAAAGCACTGACCAGTACCTATCCTCTGCAAATGTATTACGACAAGACGTGGTCGGCTGGGTTGGGCAATATTGAAGTGTGGCCGATTCCCACTTCCAGTAGTTCTCAAGTGGTGTTGTATACGCCGACCGCGCTCGTGCAATTTGCGGATCTCACGACGGACTATACGTTTCCGCCGGGATACGAAGAAGCCATGCGCTATCAGTTAGCGTTGCGGCTGGCCCCGGAATTTGGCCGACAGTTATCTCCTGATGTGCAGATGTTAGCGTCGGAGACGTTTGCCAACATTAAACGCACAAACACGAACGAAGATGTACTGTCGATCGATCCGGCACTGGTCGGCACGGGAGGACGCTACGACTGGCGAACGGATAGTTACCGATGAGATTTCCAGGGTTTGTGGGTCCGTCGTATGTCTCCCAAAGTCCGTTGGCGGCGATTCAACGCTGCATGAACTGGTACGTCGAGCAGATCGAAGTGGGGGGCGAACCGGCGCAGTCTGTCCTCTACCCCACACCGGGCTGCGTGACGTTTTGGGCGGACGGCGAAGCTCCTACTGAATCACCTGTTCGCGGGATGACCGAGCAGAACGGGCGATGTTTTTCGGTGATCGGCCAAACGCTCTATGAGGTGTTGAGTGACGGGACCAACACCGATTGGGGAACCGTTGCGCGCGATAATAATCCTGCCGTCTTTGCTGCGAACGTGGATGCCGGTGACGAGTTATTTATTACAAGTGGGGACAAAGGGTATGTGTACACACTGAGCACAGACACCTTAACGACAGAGATTACGTCCGGGGCGAACCAATGTTCGTTTCTGGACGGGTTTTTTCTTGTTCTCGACGATGCCACCTCGACGCTCAAAGTGTCCGGGTTGAATGACGGCACCACATGGGAAGCAAGTCAGATCGCGCAACGAACAGCCGGGTCTGACCCGTGGCAAGCGATGGTGGTCGTCCATCGTGATATCTGGCTGTTTGGTAAGCAGACGTCAGAGGTGTGGTATAACGCTGGGACGTCCCCGTTTCCGTTTGCGGCAATCCCCGGTGCGTTCCTCGAACAAGGCATTATTGCGCCGTTCTCAGCAGCGGCTGTGGGAAACACAGTCATGTGGCTGGGCGCGAATCGTGATGGATCTGGCATGGTGTTTAGGGCGGACGGCTATAGCCCGGTGCGGATCAGCACCCATGCTGTCGAACATGCCTTACAGGACTATGTTCGCGCGGGCATCACGATTGCAGACGCGGTGGCGTTTACCTATCAGGAAGACGGCCACACGTTCTACGTGTTGAATTTTCCGACCGCAAAGGCGACGTGGGTCTACGACTCATCGACGCAACTCTGGCATGAGCGCGGAACATGGGATGAGTCCTCCACGCAATATGAAGCATGGCGACCGCAGTCGCACTGTTTTGCTTTTAATAAACATCTCGTTGGCGATCGAGCACTTGGCACGATTTACGAAATGTCACTCGATAATTACACTGATGCCGGCGGCGGCGTCCTTCGGAGGATGCGGCGCACGCCGCATGTCACAGTCGAGCAAGAATCGTTGTTTTATCACAAGTTTCAGATTGAACTGGAAACCGGGTTGGGATTGTCGTCGGGGCAAGGCGATGACCCTCAAGCGATGGTGCGCTGGAGTGATGACGGCGGTCAAACGTGGGGCCATGAGCATTGGGTGTCGGCTGGAAAGCAGGGCGACTACAGCGCGCGTGCGATCTGGAGACGGCTCGGACGTGGTCGGAATCGTGTGTTCGAGGTGGTCGTCACAGACCCGATTCCCTGGCGGATGATACAGGCATATCTCTCTGTGACTCGGGGGACATCGTAAATGGCGCTAAGTGAGGTGCCCTTTCGTGTTGCTCTAATCTCGGAGGCAGGCAATCTGCTCTCTCGGTTTTGGGTGCGCTATCTTCAGTCGGTCGTTAATATAACGAATAACGCCGCTCGCAAACTTGTAGCGGTGTCGAAAACTGGGCAGACCGCCGCGATCAGTGCCACGGCGTTAGAGACCGGGACGCTCGATCCTGGCGTTTATCGCGTGGGCTATACCGCTCGCATTACGACTGCGGCGGGAACGAGTTCCAGCCTCACGACCACAGTGACATGGACGGATGGCAGTGTGGCCCAAACACAGGCGGGAGCCGCCATGACCGGGAATACGACGGCCACGCAACAGAACAACACGATGTTGATTCACATTGATAAAGGGGCCGCGATTAACTATGCGACAACGTATGCGACAAGTGGAGCACCGGCTATGCAATACAGCCTCTATGTACTGGCAGAGCAGATCGGATGATTCGTGACGCGACGATGGAGGATCTGCCGCGGTTAATGGCAATGTCGGAGACGTTTTTATTACAGACGCAATATCATCACATTTTACCTTATAACTTGGATTCATTGATGGGGTTGATGACCGGTTTGATTGAGAAGGAAGAAGGGCTCTTATTGGTGTCGGATCGTGAGGGCGTAGACGGTATGATTGGGATGTATTTGTATCAGCATCCGATAAGTGGTGAAACGGTGGCTGGAGAAGCGTTTTGGTGGATGAGTCCTGAGCGTCGGGGTGGCCCGCAAGCATTGCGGTTGCTTCGTCGCGCAGAAGCGTGGGTGAAGAGTCATGGGGTGCCGTGGTTTCACATGGTGTCACCAAATGATCGTGTCTCGAAGTTGTATACGCGGTTGGGATACCAACCACTTGAGATGCATTTTTATCGTATGGCTGAGAATGTGTAGACATGCCTTACCATCCACCACCCCAATCAACGCTAGTTCCAGCGCACAAAATTCGTCGAGCAATGGCAGGCCAAGGATTTGATACGAATCGAAGGCCAGAAAATCCATCACGGAGAAATAACATGGCTGCAATAACAACAGGAGCATTAATCGGAGCTGCTGCCATTCAGGCTGGCACGCAAATATATGGTCAGCATAAAGCGATCGGTGCTCAACAGCGTGCAGGTCGGGAAGCGTTGGCGGTCGAGCAAGAGGCGAATAGAGAAGCTGCGAGGCTTGCCCGTGAGCAGGAGCGGTGGAATCGCCAGATGTATGCACAGCGACAAGAGCGATTGAATCCGTATCGCGTCATGGCAATGCACTCCCTTGCGAACGCATTTCCGGGAGGGTTTCAAGAGGGGCAAATGCCGACGTTTCGTGCGCCCGCGCCTGAAGCCTTCGATCCGCAATATGCGATGCGTGACGACCCGATGCTTGGGGGAGGGAACATGGCGTCTCTGGCCCCAGGAAACCCACGTTTTATGACAGGGCAACTCGGAGAACGAGTAAGTGAAACCGGGATTCGAGGCCCACGGAACACCAAGATATATGCGCCTGAAATGGCTGCGCAAGGTGCGCCACGAAATGTCAGACAGCCCATGACAATGGAAGAACATCGCGCAGTGTGGGACAACCCGCCGTTGGCTGGCCCGCAGTGGGAAGATGCGAGAGAACGAATAAGTGAAACAGGGCGTCGAGGCCCACGGAACACCAAGATATAT